CCTGATAGACTACCACTAAAGACAGTTATGCCTTGAGCACCAGTATTATCAAATGTTTGCCCCACTTTACTTGAACCAGCATTTGCTAGTGTAGTTTCGTGGTCCATCCAGTAAATATATTTACTGTTTGCATATAGATAATCAACGTAATATAATGAATTACCTTCTGCTGACTTTGCGTCAGAAGCTTGAGATAATCCTTCGTGTGTTTCTAAAATTGTACCAGCAGTACCTGTGATACCACCGTCTTCATCAACAACAGCGATATGTAATTCATCATTACTTCCGCCTGCGTTTGATACATCATCAGTAGTTGTTGGTGCTGCACTAAAGTTGAAATGGTATTCCCAAAATCTTCTAAAGTAAGCATTGTTTGCTACTGCGTGTCTCAAACCACCAGTTTCAGTTGCACCAGTTGACTGGTTAAACCTAGCAATTGTTAATACATTGCTTCCTGGTAATGCTGTTACCTTGTAATAGTGACCTGAAGGTGCAGCGGTAAAGTTACCACTTATATCTCCAAATTCTATAATGTCACCTACTTGTATTTTATCTCCACCAGCGTCATCAATCGTAATTGATGTATCGCCAATAGCTGCGTCTGTGTCATTAACAAGGTTTGAACCTCCACCTGCACTTGAATAAGCAGATGAGTTGGTACACATAGATACTTTTAAGTTGTTTCCTTCGGTGCCGGCTTCTCTTGCTGCAAAAGAGCCTACTGAAGCAGAACCGTCAGAATAGTTGTCTAGGTAGTGAGTTGTGTTTTTAATTTGAATACTGCCTCCTGAGGAGTTAGCATTCGAGTTTCCTGTCACAGCTCTTACTACTTTAAGGGAATTTCCGTACTGTAAAAAGTTGGTTGCACTAAAAAAGTATTCGAAAGTTTTAGCAGTTGGTTTACCAAATACTTCAACAAATTCGTCTTCACTAGAGATTAAAGTAACCTCGTCCATCGGCCCTTTCTCACTAACTATTCCTATTGCACCAATTGATGTAGATACAGCAGGAATGACATTAGTTAGATCCTTTTCCGTAACGTTAACGCCCGGTGATACTAAAAAAGCCATCTTATTCTCCTTAAGTTGTGTTTAAATTTAAACTCTAAACTATTTATAAAATGCAAGATTTACCACCCTCTTTTGACTTTTACAGGTGACCATGTAGTTCCATAAGGGTCTTTAAAACTTTCTGGGTCATTTAAACCATCATCAATAAATCCAAAAGGTGCCATATCTTGTTCTAACATATTTTGTTGTTCATCTACAAGTCTTGCTCGTATATCTTGATCTGTTAGTTCTTTAAAATATGTCTGATTAGACAACCATGCAAACATAACTAAACATGTAACTAAATCGTCACTAGAACCCTCTTCGGCCTCATACTTTTCTTTACCTTTTAAAATATAAGTCGATAATTCTGCAATGATATCAAAGTCTTGTATGATTAATTTATCATGTTCTATCAATGCTTTTAAATTAGAACAACCAATTTTCTTTGTTGCTTTTGTTGTTCTTAAACCAAGTTGAGACTGTTTGCCACTAAAACCTGTACCTGCAATCTGACCTGATCGACCTCTTTGATTGACCATAATTAAATTATCATATTCTAAATCATATTGCATTGTATCAGCGACCTGACCACCAATATCATTTACTTCAATCAATACCTCTGCTTGATTATAACTTGTTGCAATCTTATGAATGATTTGTGGAAACACCAAAGGTTTAATTTCATTGTTTCGATATTTGGCAACAATCTTATATGGTATACTCGTTGCGTCTGTAACAATAAAAGCAGAATAATCATTTATTGTGCCTCTTGCAACATCAACCGTAATTACATACCTATGACCCTTTTTTGGCATTTCATAAACATCTAAACCTGCGTTAGATTGTTCTGGCACTATGTGAGACATTGATCTTAACTTTGTGCTATTAATAAGTGTATCAACACTACCTAAAAACTCACATTCAAATTCTGTTCTAAATTGTTGTTCACTTGTATTCTTTATTGTTTCTTCTTTCCATTTTTCGTCACGACCAGGTACCTCTGACCAATGAACCTCGATAGGCTTGTAACTATTACGTTCATGTATGGAATCATTCCACATTTTATAAAACATATTCATACCATGTGGTGTAGAAACTATCATTACTTTAGAAGACTTACCAGAAGATATTGTAGGATAAACTGAACTAAAAAATTGTTCAGCGATATTATTAGGTACGTATGCAAACTCATCAAGAAATATTATATTATATGAACCACCACGAACAGCACTTGATGATGTTGCGGCTGCAAGTATTCTACTACCGTTCTCTAATTCTAAACTACCTTTGTTCCAGTTAATAACACCTTGTTGTAACCATTTAGGTAAATTTTCATATGCAAGTTGTAAGCGACCTAATAAGTCCCTTGCAATCGCTGCCTTGTTGGCAAGTATTGCGATATTAACATTTGCATTAAATATCGCATAGTGTAATAAGTATGCAATAATCGTTGTTGATTTACCAGATTGTCTAGGAAGTTTGCAAATACTAAAACGATTATTATGAAATGTATCTACCATTTCTTTTTGAAAATTAAACATCTTGAATGGTTGTAGACCATGATCAAGTGTGACTATCTGTAAATAGTTTTCTATAAAGTAAATAGGATTATCTTGACATCTTAAAAATTCTTCTACTTGCTTTTTAGTAAATCGAACTCTTTGATTTGCTGCCTTTAGATTAGGGTTACCTAGGTATGTCTTTTCCATTTTTCTTTATCAATTTTTGTAATTCTGCTGTTGACCCAACAAATAAATTATTCTCTACTTTGTTAGGTCCTTTTATTACTTCATCATTTAATTTTTTCATCTTCTCTTGTAACACTAAAAGTTTTTCAGTCACTTCACCTACATTTTTTATTAGTGTTCCTGCAACCTCATATGCTCGTGGGTGGTCAGTATCTTTTGCCAATTGCACAATACCATCTATGGCGTCTTGACCTCTCTCAACAAGATTATATAAATTTTCACGACTATACTTGTAGTCGCTGTCTATATCCTCTTTTTCTTTAGGACGTGGTATAACTGGTTTATGCTCAACGGGTACGACATCTTTTTCAGCGATATCTAATATCTCGTTGAGCTTATCCTCAACCTTTTTCATTAACTATCTTTATCTGTACCAGATACAGGATCGTAATCGTTGGCGTCTTGAAAGAAAGAACGTTCTTCATTAAACCCAAAGTTGTCATCAGCATCTGCTGTTGTTGGATTAGGTTGTACAACATATCTTTGCTCTCTTTTTGCGACAGCAGTGTTAGTATCTGTGTACTGATCAACCTGAACTCTCTTAATAACTTTAGAACTTGTAACAGGACCATATAAGTACATTTTTGCTGTAAAACTTAAAGTGTACATTATAACTCGTCTTTCAGTAAACTCACCATCATAACTATCTTCGTATGATACATCACCTAAAACGATAGGCACATCACGAACAACCTCTAATGTTGGCATAACATTTAAAGTTATTGTATAATCTGGTTGAAATGTTGGTAATATTTGCTCAACAATTTGTAATGCGTCTTCACTATTTTTTGCCATGACAAATAAACTAAAACCTACATTATACGGTACAGGCATGTAAGAGTTTTGTAGTGACTTACTATCTGCACCTTTTACTTTTTTAAATTTTTGTATTCTATTTAATTTTCTTGCAGGATCATATTGTAATGTAGTCATTTCAAAACCTATACGTGGTAATGTCAATGCTGTTGTTCTTACGTTATCTGCTGATCTTGCACTATCTTGGTCAATACGGGTTAAAAACTTTTGTTTAGGTCCGTATGCCAAAGGCACTTTCATTTTTTGTATTGTTTTACCTGTTGAATTTTTACGATAAACGTATAAGTCATTGAATAAAGTACCAAAAGCAACAACGGTCTTTCGTATCAATTCATGGTATTGTGCGTCTTTAAACATTATATCTCCTAGTTATCTCTTGGATCACCAAATGGATTCTTTTCTGTGAAATCAAAGATGTCGTTATTTGAATCGAAATCATCAAGTCCAGCAGCTGCGTCAAAGGCAGCGTTATCACCACCAATTGGGTCTTCGTTCATATTTTCTGTTGCGGCGTCTTCCAGTAATATATATTCGATATAATCTGGATCATCTTCATATAGAATATTATCGCCATCTGTTTCATCAACCAAGAACTCACCTGCTTCTGTTAATACTGCTTCTACATCACCCACAATATTTTCAGAAAGTAAAGAACCTGATGATGTTGTTCCACTTTCCAATGATATTTGATTTATCAATAAGTCCATAGTATCTTTTTCTAAACGACTATCAATGTCAGTCACACCTGTTTCAACAGACTGTGATTCGTATTCCCATACTGAACATTTTAATTTAAATATAGGAAGATCATTGATTTGATACATAGGATCTTCATCCTCAACAAAATCAATTTGAAAAAACTTTTTAAATCGTGACAACCAAACAATGTCACCTTCTCTTGGTCTATTAATAGAAAGAGTGTTTGATGGATTATCTACTAATATCTCAAAGGTACGTCTTGCAACAACAAGTGTTACTTCGTCTCTTAC